TCTTCATGCAGCTCATATCCACTCTCATATCGGTATCCTATCCTTGTGGTGTATGGGTTCCTTTCAGCATCAAGTACATGGCTCCCATCCAGTTCCCACATACCATCAAGCTTCAGATAATCAAAGTAATATAAATATTTTTTATAAAGCACGGAAAGGAAGCTCATGCTGTTTATCTCCCGGATGCTTAATGTATACCGAAAGAAATAGTTGTCTTTCGCCCCTACTTCCTTCCACTTGCGGACAGTCTTCCTCAAGATGTCAAAGCTGATAGGATGCTCTTCATCCGCATCCATGCCTATGACAATATAAAACTCCGCCCACCTGTTCTCAATGGTGTCAGACTCCAATATCCGGCTCCCATCAAGGAGCCAGCTCCCGT